GTGCTAAGGCTGTTTTATTAGCACCAGTAGGACCAAATATAGTCACCAATTCACCGGGATATATATTACAGTCTCTATCTTTTAAACCAAACATTCTAGCAAGATTTATCATCTTACCAGTAAAGTCTGATTCTAGCCTTTCTTCTAACTCGTTTTGCAAGTCGTTAGCTGTTTTTATTTCCACTAGGTAGTCCTTATTTTTGTAATGTACACATTTAGGGTTACATACCTTTGCTAATAACTCATCGTTACAACCATATTTATATCCATAATTATAAGTAGACTCTACTTTGTCTATTACTATTTGAGGATTTAATTGATTGTCATTCCAATGTAGTAAAGATGCTTTTGTAGCATCAGAAGGTATTCCGTTACGTCTAAAATGTGACGCCATTCTAAGTAAAGTGTGATTACGATTGCCTTTTGTAGGTCCGTCATTGTACAATTTTTGCACACACGGTACTACGTTACTTGGTTCGTTAATCTTTTGCATACTTCTAACTTTAGGTACTTCAGTTACAATTTTATCAGCTAATGATTCATCGCCCCATAAGTCGTTTTGACCGAAATCAAGACGCCTATCTGATGCGATAGCAACAATGTCTGCAAATTGTGACGTTAGTAATTCTGTAGAAGTTAGCGGCACTTTGTATAGAGATGACTTTACATTGAGTGTGTGAGGCATACGTATAATAGAAGTTCTAGTATACACTGCTGGGTCAGGGTCAAACTCTTCAAGTAACTTCATCATTGTAGCTTTTACAATAAATGGTAAGTCTGGTGAAGGTTTAAAACCGAATACTTCTGCTGATAAATCTATATGGTAACCAGTACCGCTATAGTATATAGCATAATTGCCATCTTTCAAACAGAGTTCCTTATTTATATAATTAAGTATCTGTTGTGTTCTAGCTAATGTGTATTCGTCTGAATCCTGTCCTCTGTCTATGTCAATAGGAACAGTATTTATATATCTCGTACCGAGAAAGTTCTTTATAGAACCATTGGCTTTTATAAATGCTAAAGCCTCTTCATCATATCGGTAAACAGATTTATATATAGCCTGTCCTTTACCTTGCTCATAGACAATGTCCCATACATCATCTAAAGGAACGAGAGCCCCTCGTTTAGAGGGACTCCCGATTGCCATTTCAACAAACATTAGAACGGCATTGAGTCGTCTTTTGTTGTTGATATACCACCATTGGCAACTGGTGATACTACCCCTTCTTGCACCTCTTTGATAAGGTTCTTGGACTTCATAAAGTTAATATAACCTTCGAGGTCCTTCTTACCTTCAGCGGTATTAGAAGTCAACTTTGGAAATACAGTTGTATATGCCTTAGACGGGTCTTTACGACCGGGTTCTTTGTATATATACGCAGTATAATCCAATGTTGGATTGAGAGGGTCTGTGACGTGATTGATGTTAAAATGATTAACTAAGTCAATCGCATTACCATCAGCGTCTACCATCTCTCCTGTTACGTTAGGTCCGCCATCGAATCCGATAGCATCGAAGAGCCAATATAGCCTCTTTAGTAACGTACAGGTTTTGATATTCCCGTTGGGCTCTTTGTCAAATGACCCTGCAAGTTTAAACTCTTGGGTGTATTGACTATCAGCTACCTTTAAAGTACCAACAAGATACACATCAGCCCAATCGAAATCGGATGATTTGTCTTGCCAGTCCAATATACCAACGGCACAATAACCTAACCATTTAGAGCCACCACCAGTGGAAGCTTCTAAACCGTCAGGGCGAAAACGAGCTGTATTACTCATTCTTCCTCCTTGTATTTTAGGATTTCATTAGATATAGCACTATACTCAAATGGGAGTATCTTCTGAGCTAGGGGTTTTAGCCGTGAACCGACAACCCTTTCATCATACGCCTCAAATGAGACATAGTACTTACCATCATCTTTAGACGCAGTTGTATAACCAATTACGTCAGCTTTAGCGGCTAATGAATAACCTAAGCCACGAGGTAGTTCTGGTGCTAATTGGACCTTTCCATCTTGCATTTGAGATGTTTTGGAATGGCTTACTAGCACAAGGTTTCCTCCCTTTTTCTTCATAAGGTCTTGGAATCGTTTGATGACATCTAGATTTTTACGTCTAGCTTTGCCCCAATCTGCACCCCATTGACCTTCGCCCATAGCAGTAATACCTAGCTCATTAATAACAGCATTTTCTATCCAGCCGTTAACTTCGCCAATAGTATCAATTACTATAGTGTCGTAAGGTAGGTCATCCCATTCTTTAGCTAACCAGTTGTAACATTCTATCATAGAATATACTGGCATAGGTTGACCTTTTTCGTCACCAGAACGATAACGAAAACCACGCTCTTCAGGTGGTGTTATTTCAGTCTTAGGTTTACCACCTTCGACTATTTGCTTGCCGTCTTTCTCAACAGCTCTTATAGGAGCATTTAAACTAGTACAAGTGACTACGTTAGCTTTGTTTACAAAATCAGAGCCAAGGTCGGTGTCGATTATTACGACACCTTTATGACCTAATGGGCTCCAAGAACTTACTGCTGTAGTTTTACCAGTTTTAGGCTGTCCTATGATTAAATATGTCAGTCCGCTGGGCATTGCTGTCCAATCGGTCGACACTTTCCGTACGTGTATCAATAGATACCTCCTTCTTCAGGTTTGGAGTTATTAAAGTACCAAATTCTACCATATTTGGGTTCAGGCTGGTCCAAATATAGTCATAGTATGCAAGACCTGCAACTATATTATACATTTGAGCTAAGCCTAATGATACAATGTGGTTTGTAGCAAACACTGTGTGTTTCATACTACAAGGTGCGGCAGGGATAGTATGCGTGGGTGCCCAAGTGGACAGATAGTTTTGAGACATATCTGTAGTGCACGTTACCATTTCTACACTTGTTGCACCCATACGGAGGTCAATTAAGAAAGCTCTTTCTTCGTGACTTACTTCAAGCCATCGAGTATAAACCATCTTTCTTGATTCCATATCATCGGTGCATACTATCATTTTAGAAGTGACTCTGTCATTTATACCAAAATGTTCTTTTGGTACAAACTCCTGCCAATCTTCTGAGTACCTTTGAAACAGCCCTTGAGCTGAATCACGTTTAGCATTGCCACTTTCATCAAGTGGATAAGCTGTGGTACTTAAGTTATGGTCTTCTATAACGTCACCGTCATAACCTATAACTTTGTGCCAACCCATCATTGCTAATCCTTGTATTAAGAATGAGCCAATGCCACCTAACCCTACTACTGATACTTCGTTTAAATGGGTTAATGGAATTAAGTCCTTATTTCTAAGGAATCTTGTTTTTATTTTATTTGCCATTCAACAAACTCCTTTAACATTGCGTGTGCCGCTTCTTCTGAACCGAACATAGCAACGTCTTTTATGCGTGTGGCTTCTTCATAAAGTTTATTACGCTGGTTACAAATTGTATTATTCTCTGCTGTGATTTCATTCTGACATTTTGTTTTATAGTCACTGAATCCTTTTAACATAGCTGATATTTCTATAGTACCTAAGTGTTCTGAACCTCCCCAGCCGTATCCTTCTTTACCATCTGATAATATTAAATCTATAGCTTCCCATACCTTTGCTATTTCTTGCGGGTATCTTACTTCACCTTTAGCTAGACCCATTTGAGCTATTGCTTTATTGGTCATACCTTTAGTGTCTTTTAAATCGTTTACTTTTCGCTCTGTGATTTCATCAATCCTTTTACAAAAGTACTTTTTTTGTGGTACTGTCATCATAACAGTTTCTCCTTATTTATTAATTAAGATTATACAGAACTGGTCCGGCTTTATTGCTTACGGAGTGTTCCTCTATTAGCTACACGTATTCGGTTTTATTAGATACTGGCTTCACAGTTCTGTAATTGTAATGTGGAAAGGGGGAAAGTGTGTGGGTTGAGCGGCGGTGTTAATACACTGTCGTAAATTTGGGATGCGACCAAAATTCAGAGCAACTCAACCCACAATCCAAATATACTACCTATTATTCATAATGTCAATAGATTGTATTATAACCTGATTGTGCATCAATATATGAATGGGGGTCTATATTTGGACAATGTTTTCTGCATTGTTCAATGAAATCGTGATATTGTAACTCGTTCGTTTCCATTTTAATGAGAAGTTCTTCCATTTTCTCAGTTTCTTCCTGAGATACTTTTGTTATGCCGTCATACGCTGTCGTTTTTTTTTGAGGCTCGTCCTCTTTTTCGACTAGTGAATTTAGGTTAGCATAACCTCCATAACCGTAACCGTAGTTATTGTTATAGTTACGATTGTGTCCACCAAAAGCAGAGAGTTGATTCGTAGATGTATTTATATACGTAAGCTTGTTCTCTTTCTTCTTAGCTTTCTCAATCTTTGTAGCTTCTTGTTTCCATTCTTTTGGAATGTCTACTGCTACAATAGGTGTTATTATTTCACCTTCTACCAAGTTTGTAAAACCAAACTGGTCTTTATACGTTAGGCAACAATCAAATGGTTCTCCAGATGAAGCTACAACTGTACTAAAGAATATACCATCTTTGACGGCTTGTTCTTTAGCTGTATCTTTATCTGTACCACTTAAAAAGGCACCCATAGTATGATGAGAGTGTATCAATCCTAAGAAACAATCCTTTAAATCAGGAAATCTCTTATAGATTTTAGGTAATAACTTGCCCATTGCATCACCATCAACTTCAGTTTCTGTTCCGTGACCTAAATGTATAGGTTTAAAGTACTGTAAGCTGACTTCCACAGGGAAGCCGTCTTCGTCAGTCTTATCGATACTATACCACGCTGGTCCAGACCATTCTGTTTTCTTAAACCTAGAAAGCAGAAAGTTGATTTTGTTCTGAATCATCTCCGAAATATGAATCTCGAACGATGCTTTTGTATTTGTCTCTGGCATTTAATAGCCTCCTATTTTGGAACTCGTTAATAACATCAGTATAATTCTTTATACCAACATTGGTAAAATGCTCTGCGTACTTAAGAGTAGCTTCGCTGTTACGTGCATATGATACACCACTGGCTTTATAACCTCTAACAAATTGCTCAACTCCTAAAGCTATAGCATAACAATCATCTCTTCTCAACCAATCTACATCATTGTTTCCGTGAAGTTTTGAAAAGTTAACTATTGTCTCGTAAGAATTGTACATTCTGTCATTCCTGCCTAAAAAGTATGCTATATACTTTAGACCCTCATCTCTGTCAAGATAAGCAATGTCCTGATTAGCAATACCTTTATTAAGTCCTCTTTGAAAATCTAAAATATTAGACATATCAATAGTGGAATTTGTTGTGTTAGCATTGCTTCTCGTAGCTCCTCTTGCGTCTTGTATCACAGTATTGTAATACATCATAGGACAACGTACTTGAGAACTACTCCTATACCAAGGTTTTAATTGGTATGCTTTAGGTTTGTCAATCATAGCTTCAGCGGCTAGATTAGATGCAATGTTATCAGGAAGACCTAGTTCACTAGTTAGGTTAGTTTGCGTTTTATAAAATATATGCTCTATGTGTTTATAGAAATCTGTAAAACCCTTAAACAAATCACACTCTGTGTCGAGTCTGGTTATTTTGTTCAAATGTATTCCATAAAACAAGTTCATTAATCTTATACCCCATTTATCATCAAAATCATACATACGAGCATACTCTGTAATCTGACCAGTATTTTGAACAATCCATTCACCAAACTGTCTACGTCTGGGCATTGGATTATCAATATTTGTAAAGTCATAATCACGTCTGTATAACGATGCTATAAGCTGTCTTTGAGTTAACCACTTTGTAAATGGTACAGCTTTTTTGAAGATATCAGGTAAATAACGCCATTCTCTGTAATCACCGTTAATATTCCAGTAGGCATCATTAGATGTCCACGTATTAAGAAATGATTTCATAACATTTACCAGCGATGGTATTTGTCCAGAGTTTACAGCACTTGACCAAGCATTAGCCCAGCCACCTAAACAAGGTTGACCGTCATCACTTACGTGAGGATGGACTGGAATAGCTCTATTTAAATATCGTGTAGTAGTGTAATTCCTAGAAATACACTGTTCCCAGTTTTCCATTTGAGCATTACATAGCTTACTAAACGTAGCGTCTTCTTGACCAGTTAACAAAACACGAACATCAGTAGGATACTTTGAATTAAAATACAAAGAATGTGATGGTAACGTAAAATTGACTGCTCCTCTAAATAAAGGAGAGCCAACTTTAACATAAAACTTATAATG